TCCTACGTCAACGATAAAAAGCGACTGCGGTTCGAGCGTGCAACGCGATCCCGTCTGTCAGGCGCAATCAAGGCAGAGTCGCGCGGTATTTTGTTGTCGCGGTTTTCGACGGACGGGCTTATTGCTGATCCAAATAGGGCGGGGTGGATCAAGCCGCCTGTCATCCCGGCGCGCGGGATCAAGGTCAAAGTTAAGCCGAAAGGCAGCGCAGAGACGATGGGCAAAGAGTGGTTTTACATGGTGCTGCCGAAGTCCCGCGCGCTGGCGATTGCACGGCGCAAGCCAGGAGGAGCCAGAGGGCGGCAGGGCAGCAAGTACGACGTCGCCTATGGACCGTCCGTGTCGCAGGTATTCGGGCGCGAGACGCGGGAGAGGTTGCTGCCAGTGGCGTCTGCAGAGCTGCAAAAGCAGGCGCTCGACGCCATTCGGTATCTGCTCGACAAGAAATACCCGAAGGAATAACGCATGCCAACCAGCATTCGAGAGCAACTGTTGTCAGCCATCACTACGGCGGTCAGCGGCGAGTATGGCGTGCCGGCTCCCGACGACGAGCGAGACCTGCCGCTGACGCTGGTCAGGGACGAGGAAGAAACGGTTACAGAATCCAGGTACGGGTACGAGTACGTCGAGTTGCCCGTGGTCATCGCGACGGCACAGGAAGCCCCAGCACGGGCCGATGGCGCGACGATGGCAGAGTACATGGAGACGCTACGCGCAGCGTGTCACGCACTGCTCGCGGGTGTACGACAGGCAATGCTCGCTGATGCAACATTCGGTGGGCTAGCGGATGGGGTTGACTATGCAAGCGGCTCCATAGCCACAGAAGCAGGGCGCTTTTGCTTTGCAGAGGCAACTTTTAACGTGCGGTATCACACTGTGCGCGGCGATCCCTACACAATCGACTGAGCCTGAGGAGGCTTTTTACTATGGGTAATCCTGTTCTGAAATACGAATCGGGCCAGACGGCCTACGCCTTTGAGGCGATGACCGACAGCGGCGATCAGACGACGTTTAGCGCGTCGTTCTCGCCGATCTCTCGGGTTACGGAGCCAACAATTGCGCCTTACGGACTCAAGACCGGCGGCGTCATCACGGCAACGGGCGTGAACGACCAGGTGAGCGTCGCGGCGCTGACGGTTGTCGCGCCCGGCATGACCGGCGCTGATGCGTCCGGCGTTGTGTCTGTGTCGTCTGGCACACTGTCGGTCACGCGCGGACTGACGACCGACACGCACTGCATCACCAGCATCACGGTAGACAGCACCGGCGCGCTGGCCGCAGTTGCCGGCACTGACGGCACGGCATTTGTGGAGACGCGCGGGGCCGCTGGCGGGCCTCCCTATATCCCTGTCGGCAGCGTCGAGATTGGCCAGGTCCGCACCACGTCGATCACTGCTGCGGCGGTGTTGCCCGGCGAGATTTACCAGTCGCCGGGCTTGCATCAGGAGCGCACTGATCAGCCGGTTTACGATATCAGCCATGCCACAGGCACGGTGACGTTTGCCGAATCACTGCCGGCGATTCATACGGGCGACGTGGCAAAGAAGGTGTATATCAAGGGCAGCACGCCGATCTTCTCGAACGTCCCGAAAGCCAGCGACTGGACGCCTGCCGAGACAACGTACAGCGTATCTTCGACGGACACCTACGACGGGGCGATCGGAACCAGCTCGGCCAGTCTGGGCCAGGCGTCTTTTTCCATGATCCTCGAGGATGGCGTGGATGATCCGATCCTCACGGCAAAGGGCAGCAACATCTGGTTCAAATTCCTTCCTGATCGCAACCAGTCCACGCCGTACCAGCTTACGCAGGGTATTTTCGGTATCTCGCGCACCTACGAGACCGACGGTCAGGTCAACGCCTCTTGCACCGTCTCTGCGTCGCAAGAGTCGTCAGACGTCGCAGCCTGATGGACTTCCAGCGATTCCTCAGTGCCTCCCTCGTGATGAGGGAGGCGACACTTCCTGCGCCTGATCTTGCGGAGTTTTTCGGCGACGATCCTGCCGAGTGGACGGTGCGCGGGCTGACGGCGGCCGAGTTGGCGCGGTGCAACGAGGCTGCTGAGTGTGGCAAGGATACGCAGGCACTTGTTGAGCTACTAGCCAAGGGCGACAAGTCCGAGGCGATCCGGCGACTTGCCGGGCTCCCTGGGAAGGATGTCCCGGTCGACATTGCCAGGCGCATACAGATGCTGGTCGAGGGGTCTGTGTCACCCAAGCTGAGCGACGACACGCGCGACGTAGCGGTGCGGCTCGCAGAGACCTTCCCGACGCTGTTTTACCAGCTCACCGGCAAGATTTTGTCTCTGACCGGGCAGGGCGCTGAGGTGGGAAAGCGCAGGCCCTCTGGAGAAACGCAGGATTCCGCAACCTGATATACCTGTGTGCGGACAGGGGCCGGTTTCTGTATGAGGCGCGCCCCGATCTTTTCCCAGAGGGCAGGGTGACCGATTTGGAACTAGAGGTGTGGTCGATCTACTACGCCGAGCGTGCGCGCGAGATGAAGAAGCATGGCTGATGCACAACGCACAATAGACGTCGTATTTAACGGCGTCGACAAAACCGGCGCTGCCGTCCAGTCCGCACTGGCCAATACGGGCAGCATTGCGTCTGGCGTTCAGTCTGCCACTCAGCCGTTCGCAGATGCGGCCGCGGCTGCGGTGAAGTACGAGGCTGCGTTGATTGCAGCGGGTGCTGCGATCACCGCCTTCTCAATTAAAGCTGCCAGTGATTTCGATTCTGGGTTTCGTGAGATCGCCACGCTCATCGACGAGCCGATTGTTGCGCTCGCCAGCTTCAGGCAGGAGGTGCTCGACTACGGCGCCGACAGCGCATTCTCGCTGGAGCAGGTCAATACATCAGTCTACAACGCAATATCTGCAGGCGTGGACTACACAAAATCCCTGGCGGTGGTTGCTGAGGCCGAGAGGCTGGCGGTAGCCGGCAAGGGCGATCTGGATTCGACGCTGAAGCTGCTAGTGTCCAGCCTGAATGCTTACGGACTTGAGACCGACTCGGCAGCGAAATTTTCTGACGCGCTTTTCTCGACGGTCAAAGCAGGTCAGACGACACTGCCTGAACTGAACGCATCGCTGCAGGGCGTCACGACGTCGGCGGCCTCGCTTGGCGTTCCCTTCGAGGAAGTGCTAGGCGCACTGTCCGCGCTGACTTCCACGGGCGTCCCTACCTCGCAAGCTGTGACACAGATCAACGCGGTGCTGAGTGCGCTGCTCAAGCCCAGCTCCCAGGCGGCGAGCCTGGCTGCATCGCTCGGTATCGAGTTCAGCGCGGCCGCCGTGGAGTCCAAAGGGCTGGCGGGCGTGCTGGCAGACGTCCAGTCGGCTACCGGCGGCAGTGCCGAGCAGATGGCTATCCTGTTTAGCCGTCAAGAGGCGATCAAGGGGTCGATGTCGCTGACGGGCGAGGCGGCGGGCGCGTTTGCCGCCAACCTGGGCAACCTGCAGAATTCGGCCGGTGCGACGGCTGCCGCATACGAAAAGCTGGCAGGTAGCTTTGAGAATGCAACGGGTCGGCTCTCGTCCTCATTTGAGGCGCTCGGGGTGGCCATCGGCACGCCGCTACTTGATGATGCAGGCAGCGTCGCCGATGCGCTGGGCGAGGTTCTGGGCGTGCTCGGCCAGTCGTTCACGTCAGGCGAGCTATCCAACCTCACGCAGTTTGTGGAAGGGGAGTTTGCGCGATTTGCCGAGGTGCTGCGCGGCGTCTCCGAGGCGCTGCCCGCCGCGTTGTCGCAGTCTGATCTGTCAGGTTTCACCAAGGGTCTGCAGGCGATCAAAGAGGCGGTGACCTCTCTGTTTGGCGGGCTCGACCTCACCAACGCGCAGGACCTGGCGCGGGCGATTGAGTTTGTCGGCGAAGCGTTCAACGGGCTTTCTCAATTCTCGGCCGGCGTAATCGAGTCGTTCGGGCCGGTGCTGCGGTACTTCGCCGAACTAGCGGAGAGCGCATCACAAGGTGACGAGGCGCTACGCGAGCTTGGCGGGGCGTTTGGCGTTGCCTCGCAGATCAACCAGTTTGCGTCCGCGCTTGGCGGCGCGTCGACGGCGCTGCAGGGCCTGGTGGGCCTGATGATTGCAAACCAGGGCATTAACCTCGTCAAGGGGCTGTCCGGCGCGTCGGCTGGTGTGTCGGCGCTGATCCCTCTGCTCGGCAAGACGGGGCTTGTCGGCGCGGCTGGCGCTGCTGGGCTCGCAATCGGAAATCTGTATAACAAAATCGCTGAGATCGCGACGGGGAAGTCGCTGTCCGATTGGTTGGTTGACGTTGCTGCCAATGTGACGGGACTTGAAAAAGAGCAAAACCGGCTAGTAGAGGGCTTGGACGATACCGGGCTTTCGGCAGATCAGGCTGGGAAGCTGATCAAGCAGCTCGACGACGAGATGGCCAGCATCGGCAAGACGACGGGCGACGTTGCGTACAACCTATCGACCGGGCTTGTCGAAGGGATAGACGAGTCTACGCAAGCGCTCAAGCCGTTTCCCGACGCGATGCGGGACGCCGAGGGGAAGCTGGCGGCGCTGAGCAAAACCGCGAAAGATTCGGGCGGCACATTCTCTGTCGTAAAGAACGAGTACGCATCCGCTGTCGACCCGATTCTGGACTTGCGCGACGCATCGGCCGAGCTGCGAGCCGAGCTGGCCATTGCGGCCGTTGAGGCCGGCGGCGCTATCCGGGTAGCCGAGATCGAGGCGGACGCGGAGCGCGCGGTCGCTGCTTTTGACGCGCTGGCGGTTTCGGCGGGCGATAGCGCCGACTTGATCGGCGAGCTGTTCGGCCTCCTGGGCGACGACAACATCTCGAAGTTCGACAAGCTCGGTATTAAGAAAACGATCGAAGAGGAGAACGCGATTCGCCAGAAGCTCCTCGAGAAACAGCTCAAGCTAACAAGCGCGGAGATTCGCGTGGCGAACGCACGAGCTCGCGCCTTTGAGCGCGGCGATGCGATGATCACCATCAAAGGAGACGGCCTGCAACCGCATTTAGAGGCGTTTATGTGGGAGATACTGGAGGCTCTCCAGGTGCGTGTTAATGCTGACGGGGCAGAGTTCCTGCTGGGAGCCGGCGCGTGATTCACATTGCGGCGCGGACGTTTGATCTTCTCGGGTATCTCGATATTGCCCCACTGCCGGGCGAAACCACGGACACCTACGGTCGCCGGGTGTCTCGCGTTGCCACGCTGGACGGTGGCGTAGCAGTGTCGGATCGCGGGTACTCGCATGGCGACAGGACGCTGGTGTATCGGTGGCGTCCGGTGAGCGAGGAAGAAAACGCGCGCGCCAAGCGGCTGGTGTCGCTGCATCCGACGGTGACTGTGTCCACGAAGATTGACGAGGGCTCCGGGGCTGGAAAGCTGAAGCTCTACGACAACTCGGACGCGCTACTGGCGACGTTCACGCTTACCGATCCTGCGGGTACTGTGACAGGCACGCAATTGACCATTACCGCATCCGGCGATGCGACGGCTACCGGCACGGGAACTTGCACGTATGCTACGCTGACAGACTCTGACGATACGGTCGTCGCGACTATCCCAGTTTCAGAAGGCGGCGTGTCGGTGTCAAACGAGGTCGTGCTGTCGGAAACCGCTATTGTCACCGGCGCTAGCATCGAGCTGATCAGTTTCACGGTGGGCTGATATGCCGCTATGGACTCCCGCTGACCTGACCAGCGGCACCGCGATCTGGCTGGATGCGGACGACGCAAGCACGATCACGGAGGTCAGCGGCGCTGTATCGCAATGGTCAGACAAGAGCGGCAACGCGCGCCATGCTGTGCAGGGCAGCGCGACGCTCAGACCGATTGCGTCCGCAACCATCGGTGGTAAAACGGCGCTGCAATTTGACGGCACGAACGACCAGCTAGTCATTGCTGCCGGTGCCTGGCACAGCGGCAACTGGACGTCGTTTATCGTGATAGACCCGCAGTCGCCTGCGGGCGCGGAATGGGTCGTATCGCAAGATGATGCCGGTGCAAACCGTATAGCAGTTTACGGATATGTGACTGACGTCAACGCCGGGATGGCGAGTAGCAATACCGACAATACCCAGTTTTATTCGGTGCAGACGGCCGGCGTTACTGCGCCGCTCATTGTCGGAGGCGTGGCGTCTAACACAACGGCTACTGCTTACGCTAGCGGTGTACCGGATGACGCGCCAACAGCGATTACCGGCACGGTGCGCGGCGGGACGATCAATACCGTAATCAGCGCGATTCCTGGGTCCAGTACCACGCTCCCTGTATCGGGATCAATCGCTGAAATTGTGCTGCTTGACTACGCGGCCAGTGACACCGACCGCCAGCTTGTCGAGGGATACCTCGCCCACAAGTGGGGAATCACCCTCGACGCAGCCCATCCGTATTATGCAGCGGAGCCAAGGACTGGCTCGGATGTGCGCGGCGAGCTGTCATCACCCATCGGCGCTGTCGCATCTACCGTCACCGTCGCAAATCCCTACCAGATACGCACCAGTCTATCGACGCCGCTTGGGGCAGCCGAGGCTACTGTGACTGTCCCGGTAGGCTTGCAGGGTCAGTTCACAACGCCGCTCGGCGCGCTGGAGGCGACACTCACTGCACCCTCTGCACTGGCGCGTTGCGCACTATCGTCTCCGCTCGGCGCAGTGTCATCGGTCACACTCAACGATTTCTCCGCAGTCGTCACTGACCCTACGGCGCGCTACGTGATGCGCATCACGGGTGACCCGGTTGTCGAGATACCGATATCGAGCTGGCAGGCCACAGTGCAGGGGGACAGGCAATCTTTCCTGCAGGCCGTCGTCCCTGCGGCTAGCGATTACGCAGACATACTGTCTGCACGGCAGGGCACAGCGGAGATGGTGATTTACAGGCAGACGACAATTGCAGGTTTATCCGTAGAGTCTGAGATGGCTCGCGCGTCGCTCGACACTATCCAGATTGATCAGGGACCGACGCGCTACACAGCTACGCTGAGAGGATATACCGCTGCGTTTTCCGGGCCGGTGTCCGGCTCGACAGTCACGCTGACCGGGTTACGCAGCGTATCGCAGACAGTGGGCGGCGCTATCCGAGTTCGCGCAGATATCGACTGGAATCTCCGACCAGGCCAGACTGCCACTGACGGTGGGCTATCTTTCACGGTGGGCTATATCAACTATTTTGTGCCTTCCACCGGCGACAGTTACATGGACGCGGGCAGTCGTGGGTAAAGCGACCATCACCGGCGAGATAGGCGAGGGTCTGTATACCGTCGATCTGGACTACGGCACATTTTACGCGGACGCGAAGATCGAGGCGTTTGAGTCTCTAGCGGCAGAGCTGCAGACGGCGCGTGTGGCGCTTGAAGCTGAAAAAGCGACGCTGCAAGCCGCGTTAGATGCAGCGATTGCAGA